AAATATAATAGATGGTGGAATAGGACAAAACTCTGGAACTATCTACCTATACAATCTCGGATATATTTTTGCTCAATCTTCATCTGTTATCTGCAATAATATATGCAAAGGGGTGACAGAAACAAGTGGAACAGGTGCTCTTATCTTACTCGGTGGAAATAGTCATATTGTCACAGGTAATAAGGTATATAGAAATCAAAATACTATCTTTGCTTATGTTTCCTATGGTATATTCCAACTTCCATTGACAACATTTGACGGATCAATGACAAAGGGAATTATCTCTAATAACTATTTTGATAGTCCGTGGACTGATAATACCGGAAGTTTAGTTACCGGAAGTTTAGTTACCGGAAGTTCGGTTAGCGAACAGTTAGTCAAGCTGACTCCAATTAATGCAAAAACATTAAACTGGACAGTTAATAATAACATTAATCAAACTAATTGGATAGCTATTCCGTTAACAAATGGGTTTGGACTTTATGGTGGATCGATGTATTCTCCAATAACTGTATTAGGTGGAGCGGCTACTGATCCGAATTATGTTAAACCAGATCAAGGAAATACAACGCCAACAACAACTGATTATACGTTAAGATCAAATGTTTTAGCATTAATAGATAGTAGTATTGGAATGCCTCCAGTCGGTAGAAGTTATTATTGGCAGGAAAATATCGATAAATATTTACCGATAGGAAGTCGACCGGTTTCCATACAATTTTATGTATACTCGACGACAGCGTTAGATCCAGGAAGCAATATAAATGTTTACTTAAGCACAGTTCCATCAATACCATTTTATAATATTGCTTCATTTACTACAGGCGCATACCCAGGATATCTAATAGATAATTCTATAGGAAGTATAACATCAATTCCTCAAGCAGGAGTTTCCGGATCAAATGTAGAGGGATTATTAGATATTGAATTAGCACCATCATTAGTTAATGGAGTGACTACAGATGTATCATATAACTATGTCTCCGGAAATGGCGAATCATTTAGTGTCACAATACAGTTTTTGCTACAGAGACAAAGTAGCTCTGTCCAATTTAATGTTCATGTAACCCCTCTCTATATTAAATATCGTTGGTAGTCAATGGGAACAAATAACTTTTTTAGGTCAGATCTCTATCGGATTTACAATATAGTTGAATCCTCGATGCTGGTCTACCCAAAAGAGATAATAATAGCTACATTGAGAGACTTCTTCTCTCACGACTCTTATTATTACTTCCAAAAAGATGATTTTGGTTTTCCTAATACAACAGATCATACCGGACTTCCTCTCGGCGCCGATATGCCTTACGGTCCTGGCTCCAATCCCTCATTATCTACATCATCACCGTTGAGCACAAGACTCTTCATTGGAGAAAACTATAGATGGAATGCTATTTATTATCCGGCTATTCTCGTCAAAGCTGGTGGAAGCAAATATGTCCCAATATCTATAAATAGAGAAAAAGGATCCGTCAAATACGAAAACATAATTTATGAAGATGGATATGGAAATAGCACAGTTCTTCAACAACCAAAAGCATTAATCACCTCTGGTGCCTGGGAAGGTCAAATAATTATTGATGTTCTCACTCGTTCGTTAAGATCAAGAGATGAATTAGTCCAACTTATCGCTATATTGTTTACTGATATTGTTTTCGAGACGTTAGTCGATATAGGCATTATTGTCAAACCTATAAATATTGGAAGTCCGAATGAGACAGATGATAGAAATGATAAGCTATATCGTCAATCGCTAACCTTAGATATAAGGACTGAATGGAGAAGAGCTATTCCTATCTCAACGGTTATCGATAGCATCAATTTTATCGTCGACTTCGGAACTTCACCGGAGACTATTGATCCTAATTTAACAATAGAAACTCAAATAACTTACGAGGACTTTTTAGAAAGCTTGTAAGAGGTAAAAAGTTATGGAAATAGAAACAAAAGAAATAATAGATATAATAGATATAAAAGAAACAAAAATATGCACGAGATGTCATATAGAAAAAAATATATCAGAGTTTGTAGCATATAATAGAAAAATGGCTAATGGAAGAGTAAAAATATCAATTAAATCACATTGTAAAGAATGTGATAACAAGATGAAAAAAGAATGGCGCGAAAATAATCCTGATAAAGTAAAAGAACAAAAAACAAAAGAGAAAAAAAAGTTAAAAGAAACGGTCGCAATAAAAGAAGTAATAGATACGGCAGAAACAAAAATATGTGCTTTATGCAAAATAGAGAAAAAAGCAGAAGAGTTTTGCTATAAAAAAAGACCACAAGTAAATGGTATCGTTAGATTAGCCCTTAATACATATTGTAGAGATTGCGTCAACATAAAATCAAAAGAACAATACTATAAGGACCCAGAAAAAACAAAAGAGAAAAATCATAAAAAAAGTAGTAAAGAAAGCACAAAAAAAAGAAAAAAAGAATATAGAGAAAATAATAAAGATAAATTAATTGAATATAATATTGCATATTATGCAAATGTTAAAGATACTGTTGAATATAAAGAAAAAAGAAGAATACGTAAGAAAAATAGAAGAAAAGAAGATCCAATATTTAGAATTAGAGAAAATATATCTAATGCTATTCTTAAAGCATTGAAAAAAGGTAAAACAGATAAAGCTGGTCAAAGTATTCTGCAATATTTAGGATATACAATACCTCAATTAAAAGAATATTTACAATCATTATTTGATATAAATATGAATTGGCAAAATTATGGTAAATATTGGCATATAGATCATATAATTCCTCAAAGTGATTTGCCATATACATCTATGCAAGATGAAAACTTTAAGAAATGTTGGGCATTGAGTAATTTACGTCCACTAGAAGCTAAACAAAATATTATAGATGGAGTAACTCGCGCTCGTCATAAAGATAAAAATAGAAAGATAAAAAATAATGAATAAACGACTAATAAAACAATATTTAATTAATCTTATGCAGAGGAAATAAGCTATGCCAAACATGCCTGGAAATCAAAGCGCGCTGCCCGGTGCCTATACAGATCTGATCACAGCAAGCGGAAATGTGTCCGTCACTGGTGGCGCAAGAGTATCAGCTTTAATCGGTGAAGGGTCAACCAACGAAACAATTGTTTCCCAAGCCAATGGTGGAGGTAATGATGGATTAAATCCGAGTTACACTTCATCGATAGGTTCTGACGGGCGGCATTTCGTTCTTCAAGCGCTTCCGATAACGACCGCGTTACCATTAGCATCGAATAGAACTTCTCTTTATCGAAATGGTGTTCTTCTTTCCGGTATTGAGTCCACGATAACAACAACGTCAACAATACCTGTCATATATGATTATGCCATTAACATATCTAATGGACAGATAGAGTTACAATCTGCTCATTTTGTTGATCAGGGTAGCGGATCATATACAGCATTGACTACAAATACAGGTGTTGGTTCTCTTTCCAATTTAACTCTTGTCGATGCTAATGCTCCTCAGGAGACATGGACAGTTCGTTGTGTTGGTGTTCAGCGAAATGTTTCTAATCTTCCAATAGCAGGAACTGCTCAGTTTATGGCATTTGGCTCTATCTCCGGCTCGCCAGTTGATGCAAATGGTAATCCTATTGTCTGGGTTGCTGATGGATATACAGTTTCCAATGGCATTCTTTCTTTCTCTATCCTTGAAAATGCCTCTTATCCATTTGTTCAGGGTGATGGTTTTACGATTGTCATCGCGAGTGGTGTTCTTAACCGCGGAGATAGTTTAACTGCTAATTATATTGCGACATCTGGAATTAATTCTCCAACTGTGACAAACGGAATGAATGATGTTATTAATCGTTTCGGAACTCCTGGACTCGTTGCAACTCCTGGTCTTGGTCTAGGCAATTCTAATGCTCTTTCTCTCGGCGCTCAACTATTCTATGCTCAATCTGCTCCTTCAATGATTGCTGTTCAGGCGATGCCTCCACTTCCGAGAAGAACATCATTTGAGTTGTCTACATCGGTTAACGCATTTAGTTCAGCTAATCAGAATTATGATGACTTTATATTCCCATTGCCTGTTGGTGTTCATCCTGGTATTTCTTTGAGTGGCGAGGATAGTGATATTCACTTCTTTATACAGAGTGGTGGAGTCGAAACACAGATTCTTCCTAATCAATATCCATATTATACGTTGCAAAATGTTGATGGAGAGACTGCTCCTGCTGGCGCTGTCACATTAGCTAACTTCATATCAGAAACAGGAGTTCCTGCATTTTCTTACTCAGTTGTCTATGGATATGGTGAAGATTATACAGCTTCTGATGGTTATTTACTACGAAATAGTTCAAGTTATATAAATGGTATTTTTACATCAGCATCTAAGGTGTTTACTCAATATTATGTTGGCAAAATATTACAGATAGTGGACGCGGTAAATACGGCAAACATAGGATACTATTCGGTAACTTCTGTTTCAAATGGTCAGCTTTATGTTACCTATCTAGGAACAGCATATAATTCGACTAATAATCAGTTTCCTGCATTTTTAACAGAGGTTTCAGGATCAAATATAGCTTTCCAAGTTATTAACTCGACAACGTTGGCTAATCTACCGGTCGCGTCGGGAACAGATGGATATGTTACTCCGACTACGGGATATCAGGCAACGTTTACAAGTCCTGGGACTAATTTCTCTTCAATAACTAATATATCTTCATATAAGCTACAAATAAATGGAACAAGTGGTAGCGGTGGCATTCCGAATGATAATGGATTATATGATATTATAGCGGTTAATGGTCATTCATTAACAATAACAAAAACAATCGTTACCGAGGGATTAGGCAATCAATTTGATGGATATGCGCAAAATGGCATAAACTTTATGATGCTTAATCCAAGTGCGAGTGTTTCGACAAGTTATGTTGTAATAAGCAAGAGTGTTGTTCCGCCTGGCGATGGGTTAAGGATTACATTAGTAGATCAGAGAGACTTTAGTTTCTATGATGCTGGTTGGGAAGCTGCATTAGCTTCGTTACAAGTTGTCGAATGTGATATAGTTGTTCCGTTGCCATCGCAGACAATATCTGTTATCTTCCAGAATACAGTTTCTCATTGTATTGAGATGAGTAACATTGTTAACCGAAAAGAAAGAGTTGCGATTATAGGTGCGATTAATGGATTAAGCCCTGCTAATTTACTAGGGACACCGGTTGCTGTCGAAGCTATTGGTGAATTGGAAAATATAAATGATCCTTCTCCAACTAATATATTGAATGCTAATTTGGCTGATCTTGTTAATTATTCAGTTTCTGCTGCGTATGGAGAGACATATCGATGTATTTATTGTGCACCGGATCAGATATTGGTTCAGGCTGGTGCCAATATAATAACAATTGATGGTTTCTATCAGGCTGCTGCGGTCGCCGGATATTTAGTTGCCGATGTTCAGAGACAGAATCCGCTGACAAATAAGGTTATGAGCGGATATACAATACAGAATAACAGACTCTACACAACGACGACAATACAACAGCTAGCTGCTGCTGGGGTGACGGTTCTACAACCTGTTTCTGGTGGTGGATTAGTTATCTGGGGCGTGACGACAAGTCAGAGTGGATATATCGAAGAAAAAGAGGTCTCAATTGTGTTCATTAGAGATTATCTTGCCAAGCTATTAAGAGCTGGATTCCAAGGATATGCAGGAACACCACAAACCGCTAATACAGCAGCAATATTAAGCACAAGGGCAACAGATCTTCTAAACTCCTTTGTTGCTGAGAATCTAATAACTACTTATACTGGACTCTCCGTTGTTCAGGATGATGTTGATCCAACTCAATGGGATATAAGTGTATCTGTATCGCCAACTTATCCAATTAACTTTATATATATAAAGGTCACGGTAGGTAATTTAACACCATCAACATAGTAATCAAAAATAATACGAATAATATTGAATAATAAATAGGCATATTGATTTAATAATCTGAGGTCTTATATGGCTGTGGCTCCAAATACAAACTCAACACTAACTTTTCCAAATGGCACAAATAGAACAAGTATCTCTTTATCTACAAACATCATTATGCTAGTTAATAATACGGCAGTTGGTGCTGTTCAGGAGCTTAGTATTAATGAAACGAGAACAATAAAAATGATAGATGAAGTGGGCACTGATGGACACGTGGATTCTTGCCCCACTGCATCAACTAATATTACAGGGTCATGTCAAAGAATAAGATATGATAGATTGACAGTGACGCAAGCCTTTTCTCGCGGCTTTTTGCATGCAAGCGCTCAAGTATACCCATTTGATTTGGTTATATTAGATAAGCAGACATCAGATAAAGCAACTCAGATATCGACTATAATTAAAAACATATGGATTATGAAATTAAGTCATGCATATAGAGCAAGTGATTGGTTGATAACAGATACAATGGATTGGGAGGCTGAGTTCATATATAGTATTATGAATAATGGTCCGGTTGCACAAGGCGGTGTTGAAGGCAATAGGGCGATTAAGTATAGCGCTGCTCCGGGCATGCAAATTGAACAAACCGTGGATAGTGGGGCAAATGGGTATAGAGGTAGCATGACAGCATCAGGTCTTATCGATCTCGGATCAACAGGCAATATTTTCTAATCAAAGCTCTTAACATTCTTTTAATAAAGAGGCGTTTTCTCCTTGACGCCTCTTTTTCTTTTTGCAATAGCCTAATAACATGATATATAAAGGTATAGTCAATCGTATTGAAAGGACAAATAAAAACATGGCACAATTTGATTCACCGCTCGGCAAGAAAACATTTAAGGTTCAACCAATGAAGCAATTAGTCATCCCTGATGGAGCAGCACAGTCGCAAACTGTTCAGCAACCTATTGAAGATTTTAATGATCCTAAGGGATTTGACCCTACGCAGAGCGTCAATCCTGCGTTTCGTCGAACTATGAATATGCCACAGATTAATCAATCGATACAGGATTTACAATCGAAGATAGATCAAGAGGATCCGCGACAGGTTGAAGAAGATTTTAAAGCAGCGAGAGAGGCAAAGAAAGCCAAGTTAACGGGTAAAGAGCGGCTTTCAGAGAATGCGAAGAAAAGAATAGAGATGTTGCTTGGTATGACGAGAGTGCAGAGAAATGTTGATATTGGTGGTAATATTTTTGTTCTTCAAATACTTTCCGCAAAAGCATTTAATGAGGCGTTATGTGAGGCATTGCCACTTGATAATGTTCTCGAACAAGATTTTGAGATGAAGAGAAATGTTCTTGCTCGGGCGATAATATCTATTGCTGGTGTCGATACTGCGCAGTTTTTAGGGACTGATGAATTAGATGCGAGATTAGAGTTTCTTGGCGAGATTGATCAGGTTGTTTTCAATAGATTATATGATGAGTATATTAAAATGAGAGAAGGTTCTTCGGAGAAATATGCTATTAAAAATGAGGCTGAAATGAAGGAGGTTATAGAAGACCTAAAAAAATAGTTAACGAGCCTGATCATCGTTTTGTTTGGCATTTATGCAATATGTATGGATGCGAGCAGGACGATCCTATAATAAGAGATATGGATCCGGTTCGATATATGTGGAAATACAATAACTGGGTAGCGGATCAGAATGAGAAAGTTGAGCTAGCAAAGGAGCATGCATATTTGTTAGCATCATTCTGGAATCCCGAAGCGGTTCGCAAGATTAAGGGAGAAGGTGCGGATATGCATATATCAACTGATGAGGAGTTCGAAGAGTCGACAAGAATGGTTCGAGACATAAATGAAGGAAAGTTAAAATTAGGAGAAATAGAAGAAGGAAAAGGAATAGATAGACAAAGAAGAAGACGAAAAATAATTTAGCTGAGGTATTATGGCTTCGCCGACACCACCGACACAAGGAACTATTGATTCAATAACTAATGAAGCTATTGAAAATGTGGGTAAGTATGCGGCGAATGCAACGAATGCATTTGAAGCATCGAATACATTAAGAGATTCTATGACTTCTCTTGGTGTAGCCTCAAATGTTGTCTCTGGCATTTTTCAAGGGCTGAGAGGGCAGCTAGAAAAAGGTGGGGCTGCTTTTGGATTAGCTACTGTTGGCATTCTTGGGTTTGGTAATGCTCTTAAAGATTTGGGCGGTATAGATACTAAATCATTATTAACTTTTAGTGAGCCGATTAAAAATATAAGTGATCTTATGAATGGCGGATCATTGGTATCAAATGCTATGAAGACGGCTACTGATGGATTAGTAAAGACTCTATCTGGAATGGGTGTTCCATTAGATAAAATATCTGATGCTGTTAAAAAGGGAACAGGTGCATTAACATCTCTTGCTATGATAACAGCAGAATCGGCAGATGTTGGATTGCGATATTCTAATGTTCTTTTTCAATTAGCAGGAAGCACTGGCAGTTTAGCTGATACATATGCATCAGCTGGCGCTAATTTAGAAAATCTAGGTCCAATGTTAAAAAAACAAGGGCAAGCTTGGGAGGATACAGCGGCAGCGACACATTTACCAATAGAAACTATACAGCGATACTATGTTGAGCTTGGCAAAATACCAAGGGTTCTTAACGATACAGTAAAAGCTGGAACGGATACATTTAATTCGGTCACAGCGGTCACAAAATTAGCAACAGGAGCCGGAAGATATTTTGATGTAACAGCAAAAGATATTGGAAACACAATTAAGAACTATAATGTTGGGTTAGAAGGCGCCGCAAAATATACTGCAAGAATGACAGAATTGAATAGTCATTTAGGCGGCTCCTTTGATACAATAAGAGGTGCATTGACAGAATTATCAAATAATTTTGTTATGTTAGGCGTTGACGGAAAAAATAATTTAGAGGGCGTTGTCCAAATTGTTAATGATTATTCCGAAGGACTTAAAAAGGCTGGATTGAGCGCAGATCAAGCGGTTATGTCGGCAACAAAAATGACTTCTTCGATTAAGGATCTTACAATAGCACAAAAATCATTTTTAATGTCGCAAGCAGGTGGACCTGGCGGGCTTCGTGGAGGATTTGCTTTTGAGAATATGTTAAACCAAGGAAAGACAAAAGAAGCAATGGATATGATAATGAAGCAGGTTCAGAAGTCTGCTGGTGGCGGGCATTTTGTAACCGTAGAAGAGGCGAGTAAGAGTGAAGCCGCCGCCCGTCAATTAGAGAGACAGACAAAGATTTTGCAAATGTTTGGTATTGGTAAAAATGAAACAGAGGCACATAAAATAATTGCTGGTTTTGGAGAAATGCAAGCTGGAAGAGCAACAGGAAAAGAGTTAAGTAAAGATATTTTGGGCGATATTACAGGAAGAGGAACTGCAAGAGAAAACTTATCGAAGACAGATATATCTAATCTAAGGAGTAAACTTAATGGATTAAGAGTTGAAGCTAATATAACTAATTTTGATACGGTGAGTAGATTAATGTCAGCGCGACCAATGACAAGAGAAGATTTAGCTAAGTCGACACAAGTTGGCGGTATGTATGCAAAAGAGATGGATGAATATAAAACTATGCGTCGTGCAGAATATGGTGCAGCAGCAAATGTTGGCGGAGAAAATGCTAATATTTATGGAACTCAATTAAAAGGTCATGCAATTTCTGATACAGCTGGTGCGAAAGCTCAAATGGATAGATTAGTTCATCATGTTTCCTCAATAAGCACAAAGGCTTATGTAGAAATGTTGCAGTCAATGTATGGTAGTTCTGGCGGTATATCAGAAACTGAACAAAGAAGATCATTATCAGAAGAAGCGAAAAGAAATATAGCTCGTAATCCACCGAGAACATCGGCGAGTATGGTTGGACATACGCCAGAAGAGATAAGAAAAGCTATGGATGAAAAAAATGCAAAAGCAGAAGCAGGAGTAGCACCAGCTCATGCACATACATCAAAGCCGGGCGAGATAAATGTTAATGTTACGGGATATTGTCTAAAATGTAAGAGAGAGATTGAAACAAACTCTCAATCGACAGCAATCTCTGTCGCAAATAGGAGCTATTAAAGGAACACAAAATGGCAAACTCTGGAATAGCTAACTTAATCAGTGGAATAAATACAGTCCAAAATGCGCTCAACGTTAATGGCACAGCGACACAAGGGCAAGGTTTTAACGTTCCTCCGACATATGAAGCAAATGGCAATGGTTTGCCATATTCCAATGTTCCAGAAAATAACCCTGGACAGTTAAAAAGAAATATTATCACTTGGTTTGTTCCTCAATTTGGCATTGTCTCAATGTATGTCAACCCGCAAAAAATAATATATTTACATAAAAAACTGATTACACAAGAAAGAACAAAAGGTGGATATACATTGCAGTATTGGGGGGAAGAGCTGGACACGCTTCGTATAAGTGGAAATACAGGATCAGCCGGTTTTGAGGGAATAAATGTTCTTTACGAAATATATAGAGCTGAACAATATGCTTTTGACGCCGTTGGATTAACATTAGCAGCTAATAATGCGAGCACTGATCTCTCGAATACATTGTCCAGCGTAGGGGCTTCATTAGGAGGTATTGGAAGCATAGGCGGAATAGTTGGTGCGGTCGCCGGAGGAGCTATTGGCGGAATATTAGGAATGGATAGCCCGAATAGCAATTTAGCAATGAGTAATATTGACTCTTTGGCACAGTTGGCGTTTACTGTCGAAATGTATTATTCAGGATTAGTCTACCGTGGCTTTTTTGAGAGTATGGAGGTTCATGAAAGTGCGACTAATTTTCTTCTTGAATATGATATGACATTTAAGGTGACTCAGCGTCGCGGTTATCGAACTAATATTTTCCCCTGGCAAGTTTCTCCAAAGAATCCAAGCGGTCCTTATTCACAACATTCATTTAATGGTCAGGTCGATACTTCTTTTTGATAATTGGCTAATATCCTGATATATATGAGGTATGGCATTCTTATCCGATTTAGCAAGTAGTATATCTTCAACCTTCAATGTAGGCGAAAATAATACTCATTCATTAGATTCGGTTATAGCTGGACAACAGACACAATATGGATCACTTGGAGCCTTTGCCTCTCAAATAGACCAAAGTGCCCAACGTTCTTACGTAGAAGAAGGCTATTTAAGGACAGACCCATATAATGCTGAGCCAAAACAACGAGAAATATTGTTTCAGCAGCCTTCTGCGACCATTCTTATCAAAAAGAGAATGTTCTCATCAATAGCAGAGAACTTTCGTCCTGATTATATGGATCAGGATGAAAAGCTTTATTATCGCGCGATTAAGTTTCTTTTTCAGAATAAGTGCAATGTTATATCTGCTCTCGAAAAATTATCGAAGATACAGCAGGTCACATCTGCCGTTGGCACGATTTCTGATCAGTTAGTCCCTATTGTTATGTCTCTTTCTGATACATTGACAGCAGCAGGAACTGGAAGTCTCTTCGGAGCCTTTACTTCTAATTCTTTTGGTGGATCACAGGATGTGAGTCAACTCGCTTCTGTTATGGATCAGCTTCGTAAGATTTATGGATATAATACAACCAATTTTAGCACAACCTGGATTACTGACTCTTCCGATATGTTTCAATCACAACTTGGAGCGGGAACTGGTGTAATCGAGATTACGAACTTTACATCTTTTAATACAAATGTTGCTGTCAACGGAATAGCTAATCACGGAGGATTTAGCTTAAATATTTCAGATCCATATGAATCAATGTTAATAACAGAATGGGATATAGAGAAGGCAATATCTGATGCGACTAATATGTTTTACAGCGATCAGACATTTAATCTTGGTCAGCAATCTATTGATCAGGTTATCGCTTCTGGTGAAGCTCAACTAAACTCTCTTCGTTATTCACGCGGAGCGAGCACTATATCTTTTGTTATTGATCCTGATACACTTCTCGGACAGAGGGTAACCGCAATTCTCGATAACCTTGGCAAAGAATTAGTTTTCACATACAACTCTGGTCTTCTTGGTATAGGGTCATCTGTCTCCGTCGCTGATTATTATCTCTACGGAAATGGATTGGGGACTAACGGATTATCTTCCAATGAATTATCAATTTTTCAGAATGTTGTCTCCTCGATTTACTCAAAGATAGAGTTGGATGCTAATTCGAGAAACTCATTTCAGATAGCAAATCAACAAACTAATTATGCGCGAAGAAAGATGAGATTTAATTTTCTTGGGCAATTAATAATTCAACCAATGGATATTATTCATTTTTACATCAATAGTAAAAGCTCTTATGATAGTAAGCTTCTCTCCGGACTGCAAAGTATGTTTTCTGGTGCTGGTATTCTTCAAAACTTGAATACAATGGTTACTAATTTGACAACATCATTAGGAAGCCTTCTAAACCCAGAACAATCAATAATGTTGCAAATAGAAAAATCAGCATTTGTCGGCTCTGATTTTCCCAATTATCTCTGGAATATGTTAAGAAGCCAATTTGTAACAGAAAATGAAGGGACGCATGTATTCTCTGGTATTGTAACCGAAGCTAATGATAACTGGTCTA